ATACTTCTCCATCAATAGAACCTTGGAGAGCTAATGCCTATAGACAAGATACTCTTAGTGGATCTTTCTTAAATAAAAACAAATTCTTAGATAAAATTATTAAGACTAAATGTGAAGAAGATAGTAAGCTAAACTATGAACGTATCTGGTCTAGTATCATAGCTAACGATGGTTCTGTACAACATCTAAGATCTTTTACCACTGAAGAGAAAGAAGTATTTAAGACTGCTATGGAGATAGATCAACGATGGGTTATAGAACATGCAGCAGATAGACAACAATACATTGACCAATCACAATCTCTTAATGTATTCTTTAGACCTGATGCTGAGATTAAATACCTACATGCTATACACTACATGGCATGGAAGAAAGGACTAAAGACTATGTACTATTGTCGTTCAGAAAAGATTGGTAAGGCTGACAAAGTTAGTCGTAAGATTGAGCGACAGATTATTAATGAGTTAGACATGGAAGCACTAGCATCTGGAGATGAGTGTCTTGCTTGTGAAGGATAAGGAGATTACTATGGAACTTACTGCTGAAATAGTTAGAGAGTTATTAGATTATAATCCTGATACTGGAGATCTTTTTTGGAAAGAAAGACCTCTAAAATATTTTAAAAAGGAAGTTTACGCACGTAGATGGAACACTAGATATGCTGGTAAGGAAGCATTTACTTATAAAAATACAGACTATCGCTCAAAACATGTAAGAATTTCAAGAAAAGAAGGTGCAATTTTTGATAAAAACTATTGCGCACATCGTATAATTTGGCTACATTACTATGGTTGTTGGCCTAAAGATCAAATAGATCATATCAATCACGATCCAACTGATAATAGAATAATAAATCTTAGAGAAGTATCTGGTTCTGAAAATAATAGAAACAGAACACTTCAAACAAATAGTACAACTGGATATACTGGAGTGGTATGGCATAAAACTAACAATAAATATATAGCACATATTCAGGTTAATAACAAGCATATCCACTTAGGAAGTTATGATAATTTAGAGGAAGCAATAGAAGCTAGAGAACTAGCAAATATAAATTATAATTTTCACCCTAATCATGGTAAATAGTTTAGAATTTAAAAATGTATGTTACATATGTAAACTAGGTTGGGTAACAGG